TGCATCTAAGTGGAACGCCCAGTACCAACAGAGTCCTACGTCAGAGCAAGGCGCGATTGTTAAGAGGGAGTGGTGGAAGGAGTGGACACACGAAGACCCACCTAAGTGTGAGTTTGTGATCCAGTCTTGGGATACGGCGTTTACAAAGAACGAACGGTCTGACTATTCGGCGTGTACGACTTGGGGTGTGTTCTATCTCAACGAGAACCAAAATGACGCAAATGTAATCTTGTTAGATGCGTTTAAGAGGCGGATGGAGTTCCCAGAGTTAAAAGAAAAAGCTTTTAATCACTACAAAGAGTGGGAACCAGATGCTTTTATTGTTGAGGCAAAAGCTTCGGGTGCCCCGTTGATCTATGAACTCAGGGCGATGGGGATACCTGTTCAAGAGTTTACGCCGTCAAGGGGTAATGATAAGATGGTCAGGATCAATTCTGTATCTGATTTATTTGCCAGCGGTAAGGTTTGGGCACCAGCTACGCGCTGGGCTGACGAGTTGATGGAAGAGATGGCGGCGTTCCCCAACTCAGACCACGATGACTTAGTTGACTCTGCCACGCAGGCTCTGATAAGGTTCAGAAAAGGCGGGTTTATACGCTTGCAGACAGACGAAGAGGATGAAATCCGTTCGTTTAGACGCAAAGTTTCTTACTATTAAGGATAAATATGTCCATTGAAAAATCACTTTACGCTGCACCAGATGGTATTGAGTCCCTAATGCCAGAGACTGAAGAGGACGGCGGTATAGAAATTGAGATTGTTGACCCTGAAGAGGTCACAATTAGTATGGGCGGGATGGAAATCACTATCGATGGTAGTGAAGAAGACGATTTTGACGCTAACTTAGTTGATTATTTGGACAGTGGCGTGGTCACAGGGATAGTAACCGACCTGATTGGTGACTATGACGATGACGTTAACTCCCGCAAAGACTGGATGCAGACCTATGTAGACGGTTTAGAGCTCTTAGGGATGAAGATTGAAGAGCGCGCTGACCCTTGGATTGGTGCTTGCGGTGTCTACCACCCACTTTTATCCGAAGCGCTGGTTAAATTCCAAGCTGAAATCATGATGAGTACCTTCCCCGCTGCTGGTCCGGTTAAAACCCAGATCATTGGAAAGGAAACCCAAGAGAAAAAAGACGCTGCCGTTCGTGTTCAGGATGATATGAACTATCAACTGACAGATGTGATGACAGAGTTCCGCCCAGAGCACGAAAGAATGGTTTGGGGTCTAGGTCTTTCAGGAAACGCCTTTAAGAAAGTCTACTTTGATCCCAGCTTTGACCGCCAGACGTCTATTTTTGTACCGGCTGAAGATTTGGTAGTACCTTATGGTGCGTCAGACATCCAAACTTCTCCCCGTGTTACGCACGTTATGCGTAAAACAGAGAATGAGCTGCGTAAATTACAAGTCGCAGGCTTCTATGCTGATATTGACTTGGGCGAACCCAACAACAATCTGGACGAAGTAGAGAAAAAGATTGCCGAGAAGATGGGATTCCGCGCTTTGTCGGATGACCGCTACAAAATCCTCGAGATGAACGTAGAGCTCGACCTTGAAGGCTACGAGCACACCGACAAAGACGGCGAACCTACAGGAATTGCCCTGCCCTACATTGTGACTGTGGAATACGGAAGCATGAAGTGCTTGGCTATCCGCAGAAACTGGAAGCAAGGCGATAAGTTACACACTAAGCGCCAACACTACGTCCACTATGGCTACGTTCCCGGCTTTGGCTTCTACTGTTTTGGCCTGATTCACTTAGTCGGAGCATTTGCCAAATCTGGTACGTCAATCCTGCGTCAATTAGTAGACGCTGGTACTCTGGCCAACCTGCCCGGCGGCTTTAAGACCCGTGGTTTGCGGGTCAAGGGAGATGACACTCCAATCGGCCCAGCTGAGTGGCGCGATGTGGACGTACCAAGCGGGTCTATTGCAGAGAACATCATGCCTCTGCCTTACAAAGAGCCGTCACAAGTGTTGGCTTCTCTTCTCGATAAGATTGTTGAAGAAGGCCGCAAGTTTGCCTCGGCAGCTGACATCCAAGTTGCTGATATGTCTGCCAACTCTCCCGTTGGCACCACGTTGGCTATCCTTGAGCGTCAACTTAAAGTGATGACCGCTGTTCAGGCGCGTATTCACTATTCCTTTAAGCAAGAGCTGGCTCTGTTAAGAGACATCATTCGCGACTACACACCGCCTGAGTACTCTTACCAGCCAGAAGAAGGATCCCGCAAAGCCAAACAGTCTGACTATGATTTAGTCGATGTGATTCCTGTGTCTGACCCTAATGCAGCCACGATGGCGCAGAAGATTGTTCAGTATCAGGCGGTGATCCAGCTGTCCCAGCAAGCCCCTGCAATCTATGACTTACCACAGTTACATAGACAGATGCTTGATGTCTTAGGTATTAAGAACGCCAATAAGCTGGTTCCTCTACCAGACGATGAGACACCAAAAGACCCAGTCAGCGAGAACATGGCCGCACTAAAGGGTCAGCCAATGAAGGCGTTTATCTATCAAGATCAACAAGCCCACATTGCTACGCACCAGACGTTCATGCAAGACCCATTGATCATGAAGACCATAGGCCAAAATCCTATGGCCAATCAGATCATGGCCGCTATGCAGGCTCACATTGCCGAACACTTGGGCTTCCACTATCGTCAGTTGATAGAGAAGCAAATGGGTGTGCCGTTGCCCGGTCCAGAGGAGAAATTGCCAGAGGATGTGGAAGTGCAGCTGTCACAGCTCATCGCACAGGCAAGCGCTCAGTTGTTACAGGCCAATACTGCACAAGCCCAACAGGCACAAGCGGCGGCAATGCAGCAAGATCCTTTAATTCAGATGCAACAGCAGGAGCTGGCGCTTAAGGGTCAAGAGGGTCAACGCAAGGCTCAGAAGGATGCAACTGACGCCCAGCTCAAGCAGTCACAGCAACAGATTGAACGTGAACGTATAGCTACCCAAAGGGAGATTGATATGGCGCGAATCCAAGCTACGGTGCAGAAAGATCAACAAGAGCTGGCTCAAGACGCCGAAGCAGAGAAGAACAAGATGCTGGCTGAACTCATGAGGAGTAAAAAATGATCGACAAATATTTAAAACTTCTAGCTTCAAAGATAGATGACAAAGTATCCCAACTCCAAATGTCAATAGCCGATGGCAAGGCTGAAGACTTTGCGGAGTACAAGAAGATGTGCGGAGAGGTTAAAGGTCTACTCACTGCACGTTTATACATCATAGACCTACAAGAAAGAGTCAATCACGATGACGATGACGAGTGAGATTTCAAATCTCGACATAACCAAGGCCGTGGATTTATCCAAGATCTTGAACACAAAGCCAGAGGAGAAAGCTAAACAACTTCCCCGCCCATCTGGTTACAGAATCCTTTGTGCTATCCCAGAGATAGAGAAGGAATACGGAGAGTCCGGACTCGTAAAAGCGGAAGAAACTCTCATGATTGAGGAAACCCTGACTACTGTGTTATTCGTAGTAGACATGGGCCCAGACTGCTACAAGGACGAAAGCCGATTCCCATCAGGCCCGTACTGCAAGAAGGGTGACTTTATCTTGATTAGACCCAACTCAGGAACGCGACTGGTCATCCACGGCAAGGAATTCCGTGTGATCAATGACGATTCTGTTGAGGGCGTAGTAGATGATCCTCGCGGTATTCGCCGTAAATAAGGAACAACATGGCAACATTTAAATTTCCCGATGAGCAAGATGACGTAAAAGTCACCACAGAAGACGATCAAACTGATGAACAGATCATCGTTGACGTAGAAGACAACACGCCTGCGGAGGACCGCAACAAGCCTCCGATGGAAGAGAAGGTCAAAGAGGACCTCTATAACGATGAGCTAGAGGACTACTCTACCAAAGTTAAGAAGAAGCTAATCCAGATGAAGCGTCTGGCTCACGAAGAACGCCGTGAGAAAGAGAACGCTTTGAGGGAGCAACAAGAAGCTATTACCTTTGCTCAGAAGATGATGCAAGAGAACCAGCGTCTTAAATCCAACCTTAACAACAGCGAAAAGAACGTGCTTGCCACGGTTCAAAGGGCTGTGGCTATGGAGATGGATGCAGCCAAGCGCGCTTATCGTGAAGCCTACGACTCTGGCGACACTGATAAAGTGATGGATGCACAGGAAAAGTTGACTCAAGCAACACTAAAAGCGGAAAAAGTAAAGAATTTTCGTCCACCGGCTTTACAAGAGGAAGAAACTCCTGTACAAATCGAGTCACAGCCGGCACCACAGTTCCGTCCTGACCCCAGCGCGCAAGCATGGCAACAGGAAAATACGTGGTTCGGAGAAGATGAAGAGATGACCAGCTTGGCTCTCGGGCTCCATGAAAAGCTCAAGCGCGAAGGTGTTCAGGTTTCATCACAAGAGTATTATCGTAAGATAGACGCAACTATTCGCAAGCGGTTCCCCGAAAAATTCGAGGACGAAGCGGAACAAAATGAGCGCCCAGCTGCTCGCAGAAGTTCGGTGGTAGCACCGGCTACAAGGTCAACTGCTCCTAAGAGGGTTCGTTTGAATCCATCTGAAATGAGCTTGGCCAAAAAACTAAATTTAACGCCCGAGCAATATGCCAAGGCGAAACTCGAAATGGAGGCCAATAATGGCTGAAAACAGAAAACCGCGTGAACTTGAAGATAGATTGATGGCTGAACGTCCTAAACAGTGGCAGCAGGCTGAACTTCTACCTGAACCAGACAAGCACCCGGACTACGCTTATCGTTGGATTCGTGTTGCTAATTTGAATGCAGCTGACCCTCGTAACCTTTCAAGCAAATTGCGTGAAGGCTGGGAGCCAGTTACTTTAGAAGAGCAGCCAAAATTTAGACTGTTAGCCGATCCAGCAAGTCGATACAAAGACAATGTTGAAATTGGCGGGTTGTTACTCTGTAAGACCCCGAAAGAGTTTGTGGAACAGCGTAATACGCACTTTAACAAGTTGACACAATCTCAGACGGAAGCTGTAGACAACAATCTAATGCGTCAAAGTGATGCGCGGATGCCTCTCTTTAGGGAGAATAAATCCTCGTCTAGCTTTGGTAAAGGTACTTAAATTTAAATAGGAGTCTTTTATGGCTTATCCCACTATTGACGCCCCTTACGGCGTTAAACCGGTCAATCTGATCGGTGGACAGGTATTTGCGGGTTCTACTCGTAACCTACCTATCCAGTACAACTACGGCACCGCAATGTATTACGGTGATCTGGTTACTTTGTCAGCTGGTTATGTTGTGATTGCAACTTACCCTGTTAGCACTACCAATACAACGGTTGGTGTTTTCTTGGGTTGCTATTACACAAACCCTACGACTAAGCAACGTCAATACGCCCAGTATTACCCCGGTAATGTTACTGCTGGCGATATTACGGCAATTATTGGTGATGATCCTGACCAAGTGATGAAAGTCGCTGTTACTACTACCGCTGGTGGTACAACTATTGGTTCAGCTTCTTCAATCCTCGTTGGCGCTAACATGGCTGGCGGTACACAAACTGGCTCTGCATCTACTGGTAACAGTGGTATGTCTGTTGTTGGTGCGTCTGCTAACGCTTCTGGTGGTGGCTTCCGTGTATTGAACTTAGTTCCTGATACACAAGTTAGCTTATCAAGCACGTATGTGTCTGGTGGCGCTCCTTCAGCAACTTCTGTTGTTGTATCTGGTTTGCCAGTTGGTGCGTTCTTGCCAATCGGCACTGACGTATATAACTTGGTTAATGGTCAGTTGCAGTTCACGGGTTCTACCTTGAGCGCTGCTTCTACTGTAACAACCACTGGTAGTACAACTCTTACTGTGACTGCGGTAACAACCCAAGTCGTAGGTACTGTTGTATTGGTCGAAACCCCCGAAGTGTTGGTTAAGTTCAACTTCGGTGCACACCGCTATTACGTAGCATAAGGAGCTAAATCATGGCTATTTCACGCGCACAACTTTTGAAAGAGCTGCTCCCCGGTCTGAACGCTTTGTTCGGTCTGCAGTATGCTACTTATGATCAAGAGCACAAAGAGATCTACGAAACTGAGACATCAGAGCGTAGCTTCGAAGAAGAGACTAAACTCTCTGGCTTCTCTGCCGCACCAGTCAAAAATGAAGGCTCTGCCATCAGCTATGACAATG